TGTATTCATACTTAGCCCACGTACATTTTGTACCAAATTTGTTAACACCTTTTATTATCTTAGTAGGCTCAACAAACTGATGACCAAGTTCTTTTAAATCAAATATCACAGCCGCTAATCTTGTAATGGCATAAGTGTCTTCAGCTTCGCGGTGTGTGATAGTTCCGTTAGTTCGTACGTATGCTAAAACCTGTTCTTTTTGGGTACTCATTATTTATTCTCCCTAGTTGGCATATCAATAATTAGATGACTGTCCATCCATTCTTTACTGATACCTGATTTAATAAGTTTTGCTTTTATAGCCGCTTCTAAATTAGCTGGCTCTTGATTGTCAAGCTCCTGAAGATTCTCTTCAGAGTTAATCTCATCGTAATAGAAATCTGATACGCTCATTACTTACCTCCTAGTGTGATTTTATAAGATATTCTGTCTTGCAGACTGGCCCTGATTTGGTCAGTAAAATCGTAGTCAAAGTCTTCATCGTAATCTCTATACTTACCGTAGACACGAGTTGTATATGTATAGTATCTAAGACTCTTAACTCTTTCAATGGCATTAGCTAGAACGAGTACATTCTCTATATCAACGGTTGCTTCAGTCGGATGAACCCAATCCTCTACCTCCATCAAAATATCGTCCGTAAGGGTCATACATTCGTCTCTAGCATCATCGAAGTGCTGGCTCCATTCAGACTCATAGCCTTCAGTTAATTCAAATGGTGTAATAGTCATTACTTATCCTCCTGAACAAATTGAATGTTATCGCTAGTATCCCAACCATGGTCATCGTAGCCACTAATCCAACCTGTCTTTTTCTTTAGTTGATTGACAGTCTTCATAAGCTCGTCAATTTGAATTTGTTGCATTTGGATAACCTCATGCATACTGCCGGATGGAAAATTTTTCTCTCTTGAAATTCTGCCACCATTATCAACAGCTTCAGAACCCCAGCCATTTCTAATGTCGAATGCTCTGTCAAGTCTTTCTTCCATGTCCTTGATGTCGTCTGAATAGATATTAAGTTCTATCATTATTTATTCTCCCAAGAAAAAAATGTATGTTGAAATTCTTTTGATGCTTGACCTCTGTGAAGTGTGCCATCTTTTTTAACTGGATGACAAACAACTAACCAATTTTGACCTATCTCACGACCATCAAGAAATGACATTGAACGCTCATCTGCTTGCATAGTACGGATACAAATAAATTCTTGACCTACTCCATTAATGTGTGTATCGCCTACAGCAATGTTATCCATAATTTCTGAATGACAATCGCCTCTGACATTGTCAGTTAATCTGAATAATTCGTTATCCCAAAGCTTGCCTGTTAATGCTGGTGTCTCTAGTGTTTTTACTCTCATGTTAAATTCCTATTTTTAAGTTAAAAGTTTTGTTGGTGTTGGTGCTATTATATCGACTTTGATACATAATTCAATAGCAAAACTGAAATTAGATTGAAATTAGATTATCCGAGGTTTAACAAAAACTCTTCGGTGTAATTAGTCTCATTCAAAACTCTTGTGTAATCCATCTTAATAATTACAGCCATGTCATCATCGAAAAAATCTGTAACCACGCCTAATTTTTTAAGCTTAGTAACATCAGCTTTTTTAATATTGTTCTGCTTCAAGATGCTAGTGATATTCTCCGGCTTATCTTCATGACCATAGACAGCTACACAAACTAAGTCTTTATCATTCCATGAGTGTTCTGCTACGTTCAGCAACTTCTCAATCGTGTCGCTAACAAAAAAGTCAGGCTCCGGTTTCAGAACCCAGTCAGTCTTAGGCACTTCAGCTTCACATGTCATGCATTCAAGAGCTGACCAAGAGAAATGGAAAACCATGTAAGTGGCCTTACAGTTCGGACAACTAATCTTTTTGCCTGTACGACCCGCTCTTGTGTCTTTAGTGACAGACATTTCTTTAAAGAACTGCTCGTTTGTTGAGTGGTAGACCATACCTTTGTCAAATGTAATCATTTTTATCTCCTAGTAGTTGGGGAGGTTGCCCTCCCCTGTCAAATTAAACGTCGTAAGTTTCGTAAACTTTGTCTTCAGATTTTTGGAGTTCCATCCAATATTCTAAATTAAGCTCAGGCATGTTTCTGATTTCCCAATAGGCCGAAGATAATCTATCATCCCAAAGTTTATTTTGGCTGTGGATAAGGTAAGAAGCTATGCCGCTAAGTTGCTCAAGGATAGCATGTTGGTTATGACTAACCATCTCAAATCTTTTTTGTGAATGAAATTCACGTAATACCTCAAGGCTTGTAGAAATAGAATCATTGATGTCAGCGATTATAAGTGCTTGTTTTTTATTAAGTTTTCTCATTTTGTAGCTCCTAGTTTAAAATTAGATGTTTCGTTGTTGTTGGGGCTATTATATCGACTTCGACATATAACGCAATAGCAAAAGTGAAAATAAATTGAAAATAAATTAGAAGCTCAGATTTTTAAGAGTATGATTTGTGTTCTTGGTTTAGAGTTATTTAAGAGATTAGATAGCAAAAATGCCTAGAGTGGTTGAAGCTCTAAGCATTTTCTAAACTGGTAATTGGCTACCGTTCTGTGAAAGATTATACCATTTTCAGTCCATAAGGCAACTATCAGGATACGACTGTAGATATGTCTGACTTCGGTTTCACTCACTACAGTAAAAAAAAGAGATTCAGCTATGTGTTCCAAGAGGCTGTTGATTGATGTTTGAATAAGAACCTTTATGCTGGTAACCACCTCGGAGGCTAATAAATTCAAGCGCAGAGTGCAGAAGGCTGAGTATCTAACAAGATAGCGATGACTCTGACCTAATTAATATTTAAGGATTAGGCATACGGATAATACTGCGAAGGACTTATACCGATGACAATCTCTAGTTTACTTGACTGTAGGCTAGGGATTTCTTTGCTCCGAAACTACCAGCTCAGGAATTACCCGATAAGATAACAGCTCTAAAAAAAAAGGGATTTATCCCTAAGCTTTACCGGAGATTAGCTTGGGTGCTTTAGCACCGAGCAGACAAACGAACGAAGTGGAGTGCGTTCAGGGTTGATAATAAAAGTTAAACAAACTACAGCATGATATCGAAAATGATATAATAAATTCTTTTTACTTATTTTTTTTTATGGCACGAATTATTCACTACAACTCTATTAAGGATGAGATTAGACGCATAGGATTAACACAACAAAAATGTGCTGACATGCTGGGTGTAACTTTATCAGGTCTTAATCATCGCATCAAAGCAAACAAACAACAATTGCATTGGAGCATATACGGTCTATCTCGTTACATGGAAGGTGAGCCTGTCATTGTATATAAAAAACATAATGTCGAATGAAGATGTCGCAGAGACAATACATAATCTAATGGCTTTACTTTCTAAGATAGAAGACAAAAAATTAAAGAGTAAACTAGAAGACCAAATCATTGCATTGTGTGACCAACTTAAATTTACTATGATTATTGATAGAGTTAAAGAAAGAAAAACTAATGAAAAATGATGAACACCTAGTACAAAAAGCTATCTGTGAGTATTTAGATATGCGGAAGATATTTTATTTTGCTATCCCAAATGGCGGCAAACGAAGCATGACAGAGGCTGGGAGGTTCAAAGCAGAAGGTGTAAAAAGTGGCATCCCTGACCTTTGTCTTCTCATGTCAGGAATTGCATTCTTCCTTGAGGTCAAACGCCCACGCACAGATAGTAATCCGGCTGGCAGATTGACAGAGAACCAAAAGATTATGATTGAAAAATTAGAGGACGCTGGCGCTGATACTGCTGTGGTATATTGTGTGGCAGACGTTATCAGTATATTAATAGATTGGGGATTCAATGAAACAAAATTCCATAACTCGTAGTGCAAGAGGAAAAGCGTGTACCTTTCGCTCTGATGTATGTGACTCAGGCCCTAACAACGAGAATGTTGTATTTTGCCATGAAAATGTTTCGGGAACCGGAGTTAAGGCTAAAGACAGTAAAGGCCAAGATATAGGCTTCTATGGCTGTTACGCATGCCATAAGCTCTTTGACACATTAGAACACCCTTACTACAAACCACATTTTATTAAAGAGATGGCAGAGTTTGCTATTACTAGAACCAAGAGGCAGTTAGTTAAGTCCTTGTTGGTGGATGAATACTATACAGAACTTCCTTCACCACCTAGGACACCTTATGAGTGAGACCCTCACTAGAATATTAAAGAGAGACAAACCTAAAGCAGACATAGTAGAAGGTATGACTAGAACTTTTTTTAAGAACACTAGCGGTGATGAAGCTGTAATAAGTATCAAGGCCAACAAAATGACTCGGACAGGCCATCAGAATAACCTTTACTGGTCTATCATTCAGCAAATCCTGGTGGAAACAGGCAACACAAAAAATGCTATTCATGACTACTGTAGAAAAGAATTTTTAGAAATAAGAATAGAGGAGGTTGTCAACTCACCAGTAGTGGTGTTAAAATCGACCACAGAATTAAATACAAAAGAGATGGGTGTCTATTTAGATAACATCATAGCTTGGGTTGGAAATGACTTAGGTATTAGACTTAACCTTCCTGATAATTGGAGAAAGTTAGTTGACTAATGACATAGAAATAGAAGAGCCTGACACATTACCGTATATGTATCTAGCTTTACTTGAATATTGTTCGGAGATTTCAGGTGATTCAATTAGAGATATAGATGACCACATAGCTAAGACAGTTGGATTGCATGGCATATCAGGAACTAATTTTCCGAGAGGAGATAAACTAAATGGCTAGACCTACAATATATACTGAAGAGTTAGTAGACAAGATGCTAGAAGAGATAGCGTCAGGTAGAAGTGTGATTGGATTGTGTAGAGAGGAGGAATGGACTCCGAATGCTGAGACTTGGTATCGATGGTTATATAAGATAGAAGGATTATCCAACAGATACACGCGCGCAAAGAGTATCCAATCTGAATATAGTGCTGACCAAATCTTAGACATCGCAGACAGAGCAGACAATCAGAACTTCCAAGTAGCAAGATTGCAGATAGATGCACGTAAATGGGTAGCCGCTAAGTTAGTACCACACAAGTATGGAGAGAAGACACAGATAGACCATACATCAAGTGATGCTAGTATGAAGCCACCAACAGTCATTCAATTAGTGGGGAAAGTATAATGTCAGTAGAAGGGTTAATGCAGTTTACACAGCAAGAGATGATGGATACACCTCCGGAGGCTATGTCTAATGTAAATGATAGTCCTGAAGTCAGAGCGTTTCTAGGTAATTTACCACAAGAGATGTTAGTACAAATTGAACAGATGAGACAGCAAGCAGAAGCTACTGGTCAGATGGAACAGTTTAACCAAATGATTATGCAATTAATGCAACAGACGCAACAGCAACCAATGGCCCAAGGGATTATGTAGTGGCTGGTTTATTGGATGAGTTTACAGATGGCATTAGTGAAACATTATCTACTGGATGGGATAGCTTTACGGACTTCGCTGGTGGACTTTTAGAAGTAAGTCCTGAGTATCGTGAACAAAAAGCTATTGATGACGAAGCTCTAAAGCAATTGCGACTCAATGATGGTATGGGTAACGATTGGATGTATAACCAAGTGCAATCAACCAACCCAAACAAATTTGAACGGTTCTTTGAGAACATTCCATACAACGCGGCTAATATGTATCTCGGAGGTTCTGATGCAGTACGTGTACCTCAAGACGAAATAAAGCCAATAGCAAACTTAGCGGCTGGAGGTGTACTCAATTTAGCTGGTGGTTTGTTAGATGAAACCATAGGAACAGAACAACGTGAGATGGCTACTCAATTTGCTAGTATGGTCAAGGACAATTTCAAAGACTGGGAAAGCATATCTAACATGATAGCTAATAACCCACTTGATGCTATGGCAATCTTCGCTAGTGGTGGATTTACTGCGGCTAAGGTAGCTCAACTTGCTAAGAACCCAGCAATCACTACACCAGTAAGAAATATGTTACAGAGTATGCCTGACCCAGCAGATGTATTAGGTAACGCTCCATTAGTTGGACAGTTCTTTCCTAACACAAAGATACCAATCATTACTTACCAAGGTAACAACCAAGGTGCAATCTTTACTAAGATGGACATGAAGAAGGTTGGCACTAACTCAGGTACTAAAGTCCAAGGTCATGGTCTATATGTTGGGGAGAACAAAGACACAGGTAAAAGATTTGCAAGGCATGATACTGATATGATGACAGAAGCTAAAAAGTTAGCTGACATAGATACTAATACTCCACTTGAATCTCAAATATGGCTTGAGTTAGCTAATGGTCATTACCCTGATACTATTAGAAAAGAATTAATGAAGGACATGAGTATTGCAAAAAACCCTAAGAAATTAGCTGAAGCTAATGTAATACTAAGACAAGTAGAGGAACGGTTTGATACTGCTGATAGTCAATTGTATGAGATAGATTTAAGTGATGATGCTGTTGCTACAATGATACGTAGAGAGTTGCCATTAACAGGTCAGCC